GTCTGCACCAATCGAATATGCGCCGGGTATGAGAATACTCCACTGGCCGTACGGCTGGAAGAGGCGCTTCACGAGTCTGTTAAGGCCCTCATAGGCGTCTTCACGGCTGAGAAGGCGAGGGCCTGGCGAGCAGCCAACCCCATCATCGCACTTATGAAGTCGGGTAAGTGGAACACACCGAGATTCTACGATGCCTACGAGAAACTTCTCAGCGAGATGGGATTGTTTGAGCTTCAGCACAAGTTTCAGGTGAAGCGCAATGAGGTGTTGCCTGCGAGAGGCAAGGCACCGCGTCCACTTTGTTCAGACGGCGACATTGGCAACGTGGCAAACCTCTTGACGATCAAGTTCATTGAGGACGTCCTGTTTGGGTGTGATGCGATGAAAGGTCATTTCCGCGGCCATAACGTGAAACACCAGAAAAAATTGGCAGCGGTCACGGAGATCTTTCGCAACCTGAGGCACATGAAGAAGGATCTGGTGTCTGTGATGGGTGATGGATCAGCTTGGGACTCTTGCGAGGGTCCTGAGATTCGGGATGTTGTCGAGAATCCGTTGATTGCGCATGTCGCAAAATTATTGCTCGACGACATTGAAGTCCCCAATTGGGTGACGGAAGCCGCGATACGTGCACGCAAAGGGAAGAAAATGCGTGGATCAGCGGTGACAGCCGATATCGCACCAAACGGTAGGAAGCTTTTGTCCTTCCTTGACGTTCGAGCCATCCGTCGGTCAGGTGACCGAGGGACATCTGTGCTCAATTATGTCATGAACCTTGTGATTTGGCTGACCATTCTTTCGGACGATGCTCCCAAGCTCATCTCGAACCCAGCGACGCGCAATCACGTTTCGCGCTTGTCTGGGAAACGAGTTTGGATGAATTACGGGTTCGAAGGAGATGATTCGGTTTTGTCTTCAAACGACGACCTCAAGAAATATGAGGCACGTATTCGCGAGGACTGGACGTCTTTAGGATTCCACATGAAGCTTGACTTCCGCGGCGCCGACGAGGCATTGACGTTTGTTGGGTACGTCGCGTTATGCGACAAGCACGGACCCAGGGACGACATTGTGATGCCTGAGCTGCTGTGCAATATCGCTTCATCTGCATGGACTTGCTCCCATTTAGCAGCCACACGCAAGGGTTGCACACAGATCGGAGCGGAGGCATACGCTTCGCGAGCCACATCGTTCCTCGAGACAGCCAAGCCCATTGGCAGGCTGTTTCGTGGATATGCTTTGGGACACCATCGCAACGGTGCTTGCCTCTCGACGAACAGTCGTGAACTCCAGATGCATCATACTGGAGAATATGATGAGCACAAGTCGTTCAACCTGGGAGAAATGATGCAAGACGCCGAGGACAACTCCCTTTGGACGGACGACACAGAGGAGGACTTCATCAAGTTGATTGATCTGCAGAGCGGCGGTGTCTCCGACCTCATCGACGTCGCTGCACTCATGTCAATCGACGGGCCGCTGGACCCCTATGACACAGCGGCCGCCAGGTACTTCATTCCTGAGGCCTGGCGCACTGATCCAGATGTGGTTGAAACCGCAGGTGATAACATTGAGCAGCAGGGCGCACCCGCGAGTACGTCCCGTTGCAAACGGTGGTGATCAGTGCAACCGGCGCAGCTTACGCCCAAAAACAGCATTTTAATTCACACCCCTTGCGCTCTGCGTTTCGACCGCCTGGAAGACCGTAAGTATGTGGTCGCTGCGCGTTCGCAAGTGGTGTGGTCCCGTGCGCAACACTCGCCGACAGGTTACGTGGTGGAACGTGGTTCCATTTTGCGTCCCGATAGACGGATCACGCCGTCCATTCTCATTGGAGCTTGCTCCTCTAAAACCCATGATTCGCTGGGGAGACTACCCTCAGAGGGGCTGACATCCCTCAAGAGCTGCAGAAACGTGAGGGCCAGGCAACGCATGTGTTTACCGAGCATGTCCAGGGTCGAGCCTACCTGGTGCAAAGTTGTCCTCCTGAGTCCACCGCGATGTGGGGAGGCATCGTCGATAACCTAGACGATGCTTTCTCCAAACTGGTTTGTTCCTGAAATTCCAAGCAACGTGTTATGCTTGAGTTGGGATGGTGCAGGTTGGTTAGTGGACCTGTGATCAGGCTGGGTTGGTAACCTAACTGATCTTTTGAGAAGTGGCTACGGCATTGAGGTC